TTACTGATGTATCATTTGAAATTAAAGTTACTGGTGGAGGTGGTGGTGGTAATATGGATCATTCTACAACTGGATATAATGTATTTGGTGAAGTTAAAGTATATGGAATCATTTAGGAGATAAAAATGGCGTACACACACAAGATGGTTAATGGTGAAAAAGTACCTTTGACCGATTCAGAAATAAAAGAACTTGAAGCAAGAGATGTAGAGTGGGCAAAAGGTGCTTACGATAGAGCGATTGCTGGTTTAAGAATGGAAAGAAATAATAAACTTGCAGAGTCTGATTATATGGGAAATTCTGATGTAACTATGACAACTGCTTGGAAAACTTATAGACAAGAGTTAAGAGACTTGCCTAAAGGATTAGATACTGAGGACAAAGTAAATAAAGTCACTTGGCCAACAGAACCGTCATAAGATGGACTAAATAGTAGAAGGAAATACAATGGCTGCAATTATTACAGAAAAATTTAGACAAACAAATGCTGCTCAGTTTGAGGAATCATTTTCTGAAACAAACGAAAACTATTATATGTTTGTAGGAAAATCAACTCCTTTTACTAGTGGAACTTCTGGTGGAAGTGATACTTCTCCACCAAGTCCAGTAGACGATATTACATCAGAGAATTATAGATGGGACTCAATGTTAGGTGCAAATGCGATTGCATCTTCTGATGTATCAAGAGGTGTTCCTAGAAGAACATATACATCTGGTACTACTTACGATATGTACGAACATAACATTAGTGCAGCTAATCCTTCAAATCAAACTGGTGCAAGTAATCTTGTTGATTCTACATATTTTTTCATAACTTCAGATTACAGAGTTTACAAAGTTTTATATAACTTAAATTCTTCTGGAGTAAAAATCGCACTTTCAACAGAACCTACTTTTACTTCCCCAGTAAAACAATTTGTTGGTGGTTATTATTTACAATATATGTACACATTGACAACCACTCAAGTAGACAAATTTTTAACAACTGACTTTATGGCAGTCGCAACAGACTCAACTGTATCATCTGGTGCAGTAACAACAAGTACAGACTCTGCACCTTTTAATGGTGCTCCTATTGATACTTTCTTGGTAACAAGTCAAGGTAGTGGATATCCAGATGGAACTTATTATGTTAAAGTTGCTGGAGACGGAACTGGTGGAATCTTAAAGGTTGTTGTGAGTTCAAATGTAATAACAAGATTTGGTGAAACTGGTGTATCATCAGTACAAGCTAGTGGTGCAAATTATACTTTTGCAACAGTAGATTTGGCAGGAACTAATGTTTATACAAATGCTGGTGCAACATCTTTAATAAGTGGAGGTACTTTATCAACTTGGAATTCAGCTAGTGCTGGAACTATAACTCCAATTATATCACCTCAAGTTGGTCACGGACACGATGCAGTTGAAGAATTAGGTGGACACTATATAATTTTAAATACAAAGTTTGAACAAGAAGAAGGTAATGATATTACTGTTGCAAACGACTTTAGACAAGTAGGTATTATGAAAAATCCTACTCAATTTAACAGTTCGTCATTATTTACAGCATCTACTGCCAGACAAACATATGCAATTTATATTCCTTCACCAAGTGGAGATTTTGATGCAGATGAAAAAATAACTCAAGCAACTACTGGTGCAATCGGTAGAGTCGTTGAATGGGATGCAACAAATAAGATTTTATATTATCAACAAGAAAGATTTACAAATTATGGTGTTAATACTGCAAGTAACACAGTTTTATTTTCTGGTGCAAATGCAGTATCTGGTGCAGACTCTAGTGCATCTGGCACTCCATCATCAACTGGTTCTGAAACTGTTGATAGTATCGCATTTTCAAGTGGATATGCAAATCCAGAAATGCACCCAGATAGTGGGGACATAATTTATATAGAAAACAGAAGACCTATTTCACGAGCATCTGACCAAACAGAGGATGTTAAAATCATAGTTGAGTTTTAAGAATGGCACAAAAAACAAATCTAAATGTATCACCATATTATGATGATTTTGATACAAGTAAAAATTTTCATAAAGTATTATATAGACCTGGCTTTGCAGTACAGGCTAGAGAACTAACCACACAACAATCTATACTTCAAAATCAAGTTGAAGAAATGGGTAGAAACATCTTTAAAGAAGGTGCAATTATATCTGGTGGTGAAGTTGGAATGGACAAACAGTATTATGCTGTTAAAGTTCAAGGAACATTTAATACCACAGACATTACATCTAATATTTCATCTTATGTAGATAAAGTTATTACTGGTGCAACATCTGGAGTATCTGCAAAAGTTGTAGGAACTGCAGCTGCAAGTGGTGATGACCCAATCACTTTATTTGTAAAATATTTAAATCCAGATTTAACTGGTGAAACTTTTGTATTTTCTAATGGTGAAAACTTAACAGCTAACGGTGCAGTCGGTTCATTTATTGCTGGACAAGAATCATTAACTTGTCAATCAACAGATGCAACTGCAATAGGTTCAGCAGTAACAGTTGCGGCTGGAACATATTTTGTTAGAGGTATTTTTGTAAATGTTACAGAACAAACATTAGTTTTAGATAAGTATGGAAACACACCATCATATAGAATAGGTTTTACAGTTACAGAAGATTTAGTAACTCCAGAAGAAGATAGTACATTATATGATAATGCAACTGGTACATCAAACGAAAACGCAGCTGGTGCTCATAGATTAAAAATCTCATTAACACTTTCTAAATTATCTTTAACAGATACTAATGATACAAATTTTGTAGAAATAATGAGAGTAAATCTTGGTAATGTTTTATCTGCATCAAGAAATACTGAATATGCAGTATTAGGTGAAACACTTGCAAGAAGAACTTATGACGAATCTGGACACTATATTGTTAGAGATTTTAAACCAGATGCAAGAGAAACTTTAGCTGATGGTATTAATAATGGAATATTTGAATCTGGTGCTACTACTGATAGTGGAAATACAGCATCTGAAGATTTACTTACTTTACATCTAACGCCTGGTAAGGCATATGTTGCTGGTTATGAAATAGAAAAAAGTCACCCAACATTTATAGATATTAGAAAACCAAGAACAACTGATAATGTTGATAACGCAATCACACCAGTTGAAGTTGGTAATACAATCGTAGTAGAAAATACATTTGGTTCTCCAGACATATCTCCAGAAACGCCTGGTTCTATTGATGAACCATTTATGGAAGTTTCACTTCACGATAATTTTACAGCATCTAAAGTAACTGGAACAACTGGCGGGCCAGGAAGAGGAATAGAAACAGATAGTATTTTAACAGAAGACGGTGGAAAAATTGGTGTTGCAAGAGTAAGAAGTTTTGATACAGCTGCAAATAATTCCACAGTAACTGACTTTTTATCAAATAGTGCAGATAATGATTCAACATTTAATCTTGGATTATTTGATATTAAAATGTTTACAGAGATTGATTTTAGTGGAGTAGTAACTTCATCTGAATTTGCTGCTGGGGCAAAAATAACTGGTGCAAATTCTGGTGCAACTGGATTTGTTCACTCTGTTAGTTCAGATGCAGTTTATCTTACAAATGTAAATGGTATATTCTCAAGTGGTGAAAAAGTAAAATCAAGTGCATCAACTCAATCAGATGAATTAGTACACGAAAATGGTACAACAACAGATTTAACAATTAGTGCAATAGAGTCATTTGACATTAGTCAAGTAAGACAAGTCTTTATGAATGATGATGATTCAAATCAAGCAAACTTTAGTGCTGATTGTACTATGCAAAGTAGATTCAGTCTTACTGGTACAGTATCACTTACAAGAAACACAAATACTTTAGTTGGACAAAACACTTTATTTAATACTGAATTAAAAGCTGGTGATGTTTTAGAAGTTCCAACTGGTGCTGCTAGTGCAACAGAAAAAATTGTTATTGAAAGTGTAACAAATAATACTTCTGCAACTTATTTCTGTATTCAAGGTGGTGCAGTTGTAAACACATCTAATACTACTCGTTCTAGTGGTACTGCAACATTTACTGCAACTGGAGCGTTCACTGCAACTACTGGTTCAGTATTAAGTGGTTCTGGAAGTAGAACTGTTGTATTTAAAGACCACGCAATTAACGGATATAATGGTAAAGCAACTATTACATATGCATCAAATAATACAGCTACATATCCAGTAAACTCTGGTATTACAACTCCAGATACTGCTGGTACTGGTAATTCAGATATAGTTTTAATCTCTAGTAATGTAACAAGTGTTGGTGCAATTAGAACAAGAACAAAAATTAATGATGTAAACAAAAATATTCTTTTAAGAAAAACAGTTAAGAAATATGCAAAAACAATGTTGACTACGGACAACAATGGTGTATCACAAACTTCTTATACATTTAAGAAACAATTTATTGTTACATCAAATGCATCTGGACAGATAGTAATAACTGCTGGAACTAACGAAACATTTAATGCACTATCTAATACAAATTATGCAATTACTATTTTAGATGATGGTTCTGGTGGGTGTAATGATGGAGATATTATTGATATTGATGATATGACTTCTGCTGTATTGGCTGGTGATTCTAAAACTGCAACAATTACTGATACAACTGTTTTCGGAACATCTTCAGATTGTGTAGTTAAAGTGACTGCAACAATTTCAAAAACTACTGCACAACAAAAAAACAAAACAAACAATCCTGCTCATTTAGTTATTGTAGATAACAATGGTGTAGGTGGTGGTGTACAATATGGTACATCTGCACATCACAAAGAGATTTCTTTAGGTAGAACTGATGTATATAAAATAAGAGCAATATACGAATCTGCAAACGCATCTACCGACCCATTAGTTCCACAATTTACTGGAACAGTTTCAAGTGGAACATTTACTAAAGGTGAAAGAATAAAAGGTACAACTAGTGGTGCAATAGGTTCTCTTATTAACACAGGCCCAACTACTTTCTTTTATGTTTTATTATCTAATAAAAACTTTTCAGACGGTGAAACATTTACTGGTTTAACAAGTGGTGCAACTGGTACAACTACTGTTGTTACTGCTGGTGATACAGTAGTAACTAGTAATTATGTATTAGATGATGGTATGAGAGATTCATATTATGATATTTCTAGAATAATCAGAAAAACAAATGTTGATGTTCCTATTGGTAAATTATTAATTGTATGCGACCACTTTACTCACGGTACTGGTGATTTCTTCAATGTAGATTCATATTCAAACATAGATTATAAAGAAATTCCTACATACCTTGCAACAAGAGTAGACACAGAACAAAGACAACCTAGAGGTAGATTCTTATTACACGACTCAATAGATTTTAGACCTACTGTTGCAAATGATGATACAATATCTACTGTAACAACATCATCACAAAGTTTATCTACTGAAAGAGTAAATGATTATACATTTAACTTTGCACAAAGAAACTTCTCTGCAGCTGGTTCAATAGTTTCAAATATTCCACAAGACAATTCTAACTTTCAATATGATTTAGATTTTTATGTAGGTAGAACAGATAGTGTTTTCTTAACTAAAGATAAACAGTTTGTAGTTAAAGAAGGTTTAGATGTTGAAACAGAAATAACAGAACCACCTAAACCATTATCTGAAAATGAAGCTATGAAAATAGTTGATGTATTAATGCAACCTTATGTCAAAGAACCAGAACAAGATATATTTTTAAGAATACAAAAAAATAACAGATTTACAATGAGAGATATTGGTCGTTTAGAAAATAGAATAGAACGACTAGAAGATTATACAACTCTTAACTTATTAGAAGCAGAAACAGAAAACTTCCAAGTATTAGATGCAAACGGATTTGATAGATTTAAATCTGGTTTTGTTGTTGATAATTTTACTGGACATAAAACTGGTGATGTATCTCACCAAGATTATAGTTGTGCAATAGATTATGAAAACAGAACACTAAGACCAAAATACTCTATGAAGAATGTTGCACTTATAGAACAAAACGAAGATTCTACTGCAAGAGCAAATGATGGTTATTCTAAAATTGGTGA